TTGATCCGCTGTTACCGTCACCGAATAAGCGTCAGAAATTGGAGAGGTCTTCGGAGTAAAAGTACCTCCGAAATCATATGACGGTGTTACAGTTAAAGTTGTTGAGGTATCGGCATTAACTTCTAACCCTAGTTCTCTAAATCTTTTTCGAGAACCCGGAGAATCATAATGATAATAAGCTGTCCTAACAAAAGAAGAAACAGTGCCGCCGTCAAAACTCGTTCCAGAATCTATTCTCCGAACATACCCGTCATCAAAGCCTCCATATAAAACCTCAAATCCATTGGAGTCTTCTGCAGACGCAAGACACTTAACCTGATGGTCCAAAGTAAAAGGCATTAACCCCTGATTCTTTTTATTTATAAAAGTCATCTCAATGCCAGTCTTGTCGTCAAAATATAAACGATATTGATTCTTCCCTCTAACCCTCAGGGAGCCAATAGCGTTGTCTTTTTTAGTTTGGATATACGGGTCAATCTTATCTGAAGCAACAGCAGACTGGAAATCTCCAAAGTACTGAACAGTGAAGATAGAAGTAATCCCTCTGTCATCCAAGAAGAACGTCTGATCCATTTTTTGAAGAGTATAAGGAATCGCTCCAGAACCAGCATGGAACTTTCTCAACTCCCAATCAGCAGAGGAGGTGCCATACAACATATATGCATCATTCCTCGTGAAGATTGACATAACGTTATTAACTTCTGTAGAAAACCCACTAACATTATCACCTATTCCAAGTTCCGATGCTCCCGTGAGAGCGCTCCACTGATTGGGAGCGACTATACTGGAATGCTGAATAGACCCATTAGGGAAAGAATAGAATAAATGTTTTTGATGTGCCGCAATGTGATCTGGAGTATCAGGGTCCATTCCCGTATGGATTGGAATAAAGGTTGTCCCATCCCAAGAAAATCCCTTGCCAACTGTATTAACCCCGTACATCGTTATTCCAGTGGTCTCTCCACGGAAATTATAATTCGTCAATTCGTATTGACCACCAGCAGGTAATGACAAAGAGTACTGAGTACCATCTGCTGTGGCAACCGTAGTAGAAGTTGGTTCTGATGCCCCATTAACTAGAGCACGTTGAACACCACCAACATTTATTGGTTCGCTATCAGTCCAAGTTCCGCTATTATCTTTTATCGAGATAAAACCTGCCGCATCACTGCCAGCCAGCGATCCGCTATTAATTGTCACGCTGGTCACTGTAGCAGTCTTTCCTGAGGTTGCCCCTGTAATGGTATCTCCAACTTCTATCTCTATTGATCCCGTATCGAAAGCGAGGAGAGGCATACTCAAAGTTTCGTCGTCTACAAAGGTGCCGGTAATATTCGTTAGCACCATCACACCGGTGCCACCAGTACTCCAAGCGCCATAATAGGAAATTCCCATTAAATCCCCCTGAGCGCCTCCAGCCCCAACAATAGTAGTAGGAGTTCCAGCGTCTCCGGGAATGGGTTCTCCATTCGCAGCAGTACCATCAAAGTTTAATCCAGTTCCGAGATCAATTTCTGTCCATCCAGTAGAAGTTGCTTTATACATCCCGGCACTAGCGCCACCGGATTTATTTCTAAAAGAATAAACATCGCCATTAAAAACCCAAACGCCAAGAACGTCCCCTTCTCCGGGGACTACTTGAATAAGACTTCTCTGATCTTCTATAGCTGTTCGTGCTTCAGCAACAATAGTAGACCCGTCATAAATCTCCCTCAATACGGGAGGTCCATAAGAAAGGGCAGTGGCAAGAAGCCCCATTAACCCACCCTAAATACAGATAATTGCCCATAATGCATCTGGAAATTTTCAGAATTACTTGCGTGACCATTCTTAACTTGAGCAAGAACATCCGTATAATCTGTATGTCCAGTAGTATCAATTATTCCAGAAGCAGATGCCATATTATCCAGTGTAGCGGCGACTTTTTGAACTGCCGCATCATAGCCGGGATATGCTACCGAACCTCCGTCAGCCTGAGTTGCAATCCTAAACGTCCATATTACAGTGTCCGTTCCGGTCTGAGCAAAACTTACACCTAAATTGACCATAAAGAACCCTTTATCGTATATCCTGATCCTGTCGTTTGCGAAATCAGCATCCGTTCCTACAGTTGTTGAGGACACTGTACCAGTATCATCAGAGCCATTAGCCCCAACTGAATCAGCATTCCAATCTATAGTTGCTGTTGCTGTTGATGCTACCGCCTGACTTGCTGGCGTCCCCGCTGGTGAATATATAGTTGCATATCCGCCCATCCCAGACTCAGCAAATTGTCTAACCATCTGCGCAGTAATAGCGCCTGTCGTATTATCAGCAAAGCTAGTACCAGTTAAAACTGCCCTAGTTTTTCTTAATGCTGTCGGTGTTCCCATTATTTATACTCCACATTAAATGCAGCGCCAAATGCGCTATCCTTGTTTAAAAAAAATAGTGTTTCTCCATCCTCAAGAGTTCCGGTTATTATCACAAAATACACATACCCCTCGGCATTTCCATCTCTACCTGAAGCGCGAAATGCTGCTGTACTAAAAGCAGTAGAGAATGCAGTTAAAGGGAAAAACGAACCGGCAGATGAATCTCCAGTTATATCCTCCACACTAACACTTAATACAGAACCTATAGCGCCACTGGTTCCCCCTTTTACAGAATCTCCCACTGACGGAATTTGCATGTCAAAAGCGGTACTAAAGGCCGCATCAAATACAGAATCTCTAGCATATCCAGTAGTAAAGGGAATCCTATAAAAAGATATCTCAGAAGGCAGTGTTTGTCCATCAAACCTTTCGTAACCATCTACCCTTTTATATCGACCACGAATATCAATCTCAAAATTATCCGCAGCTACTAATTCCCCCGGCTCAAGAGAAAGAGAGGGGTCAACCATATTGACTCCACCCTCAAAAGGGAAATATACAGATTCGAGTCTACTTGGCCGAATATCCCTATCTATTAATTTACTCATTCAGGACGCACCACAAAATTAAACATGTCTTGCGCGGAGGAGAATCTTCTGTTCTTTTGTCTTGGAAGTTGATCAGCTTCCAATTGATTTAATAAATCTTCAAATTCTGATAAAGACCCTACCATTATTTCAGGTGCGTCCTCATTCTCAGCATAAAACATTTTAGCCCTTGCTATAATAATCTTATGAAATCTAGGTGGAATCGCAGAGATATCGGCATCCGCAGCAAGAAGTGTAGGGGTTGCCCAATACTCCGCTGAGACGGCTGTAGTTGCGTTAGGAGTGGGATACAAATCAATATCATTATTAGGCTTTATAGTAAAAACTTCCGGAACATCAGAATCTATTGTTCCATATTTATACATCTCCCGGTAAGAGTTCCATTCCTGATATTCTAAAATCTGGTAACTATCGGAAGTTTTATCCCACACCATAGAGTCAAGTTTCCAATTTCCAAGAGCGCTTGGAAATCCTGAATTACTAGAGGTAAGGGTAGATGTTCCATTTATACAACTTATAGTAGCCTCTGACCAAAGAAAATCCCAATCAAACCACCTAGATTGTATGTCTTGATCTGCAGATTTTATATAGCGCACAACCGCATTCTCTTCCTCAGAAAGGTCAGTTGCGGTAACAGAGGATGGGCCTGTTCCGGGGACGCCTACATCTCTCGCCATGTCTTGGCATAAAACTAAAAACGTACTCATTTAAGATTGTCCAAAATAGCTTCCGCTACATTTTCTGGTTTAATATGTACGGCACACATGGCTCCTCCGGTTTCTTCATCTCTATTGCAGGTGTCAAACCCATAATGCATTTTGTGGCATGGGAAGCAAAAATTTTCATATACATCTGGCTCCATTGTTGTCGTATTTTTCCAATGTTTTGAAAGATTCTCTTTAGAGGAGTGTGAAAGCATTACAATCTTGTGGCAATCAAGAGTTGAGGCTGCATTAAGAACCCCAGTTTCTGGGCCAACCACGGCATCACACTGATCTAAAAATGCTAAGGTTCTTCTAATAGACCATTTCCCAGATTTAGTTATAACTCTA